TGAAGAACTTGCCAGTGATAATATATGTGTGTTGAAAACAACGGTCCAGGATTCAGAACACAAGTTTGCGTCCATCATCAATGAATATACAAAGTATGATCCGACACTACCGCGTACAACTATGATCAAGTGTCCTAATGCCGAGTGCGAGAGCAATAGTGAAGGGGGAAAACGCGAGGTTATTTACAACAGATACGATGACAAAAACATGAAATACATTTATATGTGTACCGTTTGCGACACGTCATGGAAAACATCGCAAAATTAAATAGTTAATAAGATATTTGAACCCTTTTTTATTTTAGAAAATTGAACCTGTTTAAAAGTTTCTCTTGATTGTATATCAGTATGAGTTTAGGAAGTTCGTGGCCAACATTTGAAACGTCTGAAGTGGGTGGTGCTCCTAAAGAGAGTAATGATTATGAGGACACTAATGAGAATAACAGCGACGTAGAAAATGATGTAGAAGATAACGTAGAGAGCGATGTGGAGGATGACGTAGAGGATGACGTAGAGAGCGATGTGGCAGATGACATAGAGAGCGACGTGGAGGATGATGAGATTGAAGGTGTAGAAGAAACCAAGGGTGATGATCCTGAGTCAAAATCTTCGCAAGAAGAAAGTGAAGAAAGTGAAGAAAGTGAAGAAAGCGAAGAAAGTGAAGAAAGTGAAGAAAGCGAAGAAAGTGAGAAAGAGGATGACGAGACAAGTGTAAATGCGTCTGAATCAGGCTCAGATGGAGAATCAGATGAAGAGTCAGAAGAAGACGATGATGAGTATCTCCAAAAATTTGACAGCAATGTAAGGAGTAACTTCTTGGTTGAGTTTCATCCTGAGTCGCGGGCTCATAATGACGTTGAGGTGAAGAAATTCTCCCAGGTAGTGAGAAACAAAGACGGACACATTATCGATGAGCTCCACCGAACAATACCATTCCTCACAAAGTATGAATATACGAGAATTATCGGACAGCGTTCCAAACAAATAGAATCCGGAGCAAACCCATTCGTGAAGGTAGCAAGCAATATTATCGAAGGCGATGAAATCGCACGCATGGAACTCGAACAAAAAAAGTTGCCTTTCATTATTCGCCGTCCCATGCCCGGCGGTGGATTTGAGTATTGGAAACTAGAAGATCTCGAACTATTACGATAGGTATATCATAAAATAATATTAATTTGAATCCGTATATTATTTTTTTCATTGTAAAAATATTTTATGTTTTTACAATAAATTTGTAAAAGATTCAACACTTCCATCGATTGCCGCAGTCAATACATGTCACAAACGTGGTCATCGGCTCATCTGCCGACCGCGTCTGTAATTGGTAGTAACTACATTTATTAGACTTACACTTTCTACACGTAAATGTGTCGGTATTCGCAAAGATTTCAGGTGCGTATTTGTTATTATCCCTTACCTTTTTGGCGTCAAGCAATTCTTTCCAATGCTCTGGTTTCATCTCTTGGTGTGTCATAAAAGCAACTTCATGGGCTCGGATTTTTTTCTCCTTGATATTTCCACGAAGTTCGGGGTTTTTCTTCAAATTAATATACACACTTTTCAACCGGTCGACGTATATACGAACAAAGTTGCTATTATCCCATTTCCGGACAATGTTGACTTGTGTTGCCTTTTGTATTGAAAAGTTAAACACTCCCTTTTCAATGTTTTCTGATATACGCTCGTTTTCAATCATTTCAAAGAGTTTATTTCTTACATTCGAGCGAAACGCAGAAGGGTCGCTGATTGTATGCATTTCTTAAAAGATGCTGATGTGTTTAAATACATTCAATTTTTCTTGTTAACTGCATCCAAAGTATTGTTATTACACCACTACTCGTCGTCGGTGTAATAATACTTCTCCGACTCTAATTCCGAACCATCTTCATCACTTTGAGAATCATCTTCTCCATCTCCGTCCCCAATTCCTTCATCGTCTCCGTCCTCATCACCGTCCTCATGATCGGGGTTAGTGTCATTCTCATTCGTTTGAACAGATGACGCGTCATCATCACAAGCTGCATCATTGTCAACTTCACTCGAATCGCTATCACTGTCCGTTCCTACGACAAAACCATCCTTCAAATAACCACTGTGCGTTTTCATATTTTTGGGAACATTTTCTAACTCGTCCTCACTTGGTTCCTCCTCCACAAGATCCTCGAACCCACCAAATAGCTTCTCGTAAATCTTCTTCCATTCACTAGCGGTGAAGTCCACAATGTTATCGGTAGTTTCATCCACGCGGACCACGCAACAGTTTCCAAAATAAAGAGCGGTATCAACTGGAGGTGGGAAATCGTACTTATTCTCCGTGTTTGCCTTCCCATCGTCCCGGGACCACATTTCAATCGTGTAGGACTCTTCCATATCTACCTTCCAAACAGTTCGCTTTTCAAACCCATCCGCTTTACGAAACCCACATTTAGAGTATAACGTTTCGCGTGTCACATCTTTCGTCTTTACTTGCTTTACATTACCACTCTTCTCTACAATCACGATGGTGGTCATTTCTGAAATATTCGATAATCGGTTTAAATGGTTTCATCGTAATAATAACAATACGCATGCGATTATATCCAGAACATAAAACGATAACTCAACAAGACATGGATATAATGAGCAGATTCAAATACAAAGAGGATACAGTCCATCTGCTATACGCTACCTCGGGGATCATCCAAGTTCATAAAAACAAACTGAATCGACTTAAGGTTGTTGATATGCCGACAAAACAAATCTCGATTGGAAACCATTCCTTCTTACTCGATGAAAGTAAATATGTGGTAGATTGCGAATGGTTCCAAATTCCAAGAGACCACCTAGAAGAACAAACCATAAAGACGTATTATCGCATTCGACCAGGAGCACTTGTGGAACTCGTGGTGGAGAGAAATACAACGGTTGTTTCGGGTGAATCTAGACACACCACATATTTAGTATATTTCAATGTGAATAACGTAGCTCTTTCGCATGGTGAAGAAGAAGATATTGTTTCGTTATTAGAGACATTAAAAAGTGATTCGTCATAGTAAGATGCTGCTGTGGACATTTTGGTGGATTGCCGTATCACTAATGTTGATTCTTCTGATTCATTACCTTTACACGTACTTGAAAGATACGCTGACTGTGCCCATTGTTGAAGAAGTCGCGACTAAGAACAAAAAACGATATGACGATATGTTGGCCCCAATCCGGAGCGAAACAAATGTGCTTCCAACAACTACCGAAACAATCAAGACACCCGACACAAATTCAATGAAAGACGAGTTACAAGCATTTTTAAACGAACTCAAAAATAATGATGAAAATAGTGCTGATGACACTACTCCACTTTCTCCTGCAATATAGGTAATATGATTGTCATAATGATATAAAGATATAAGGTTAATGAGATGTAGACACACATGCTATCACGTGTGGAGAAACAACAAATTACGAATCGTTTGCCACAATATGCGGAACTTTCCTATGATGTCATACTACATAAGAAGGTTTATGCGGATCTTTACATGATTCAACCCAAAGGGGTCCGTGCATATGCATGGTTCACTTATATGGGAGATAAAAACGTTTGTGTCATCCTAGAATTAAATAAACATGGTAAGGTGAGAGAGATAGACGTGTATCCAGCTTGTTTTGACAATGTATTATCGGTGTCATCAGGCACATTGCTTCTCGGAACTCATTTTATTCATAACAACAATCATTTATTCACGTCTGAGGATGTAGTCGCGTATAAGGGTGCAAGTGTATACACACATCCATTCGCAGCTAAAATTGCGATGATGAAGGAAATGTTTGACAAACACATTGGTCAGAGTGCGTACAATAATCGGTTCATCACGTTCGGTATGCCTTGCTGGTGTCCGACTTACGCGAACGCGGTTCAAACAATAGAGACGCTTCCATACTCTGTATACGGAATCAAGGCACTCAACACGCGAAACAAGAAACATCCTGTTTGTGGGATTTATCAAACAAGAGAGAAACGGAGTGCGGAGGGAATATTCAGAGTAAAGGCAACGCTGCAGTCTGATATATACTACTTGTATTGTTTTGACCATCACAATAAAAACGTATATGGGACCGCAGCAGTACCGAGTTACCAGAGAAGCGTTGCGTTGAACAAGATATTTAGAGATGTGAAGGAGAACTTGAATTTGGATTTGTTGGAAGAAAGTGATGACGAAGAAGAATTCGAAAATACCGACGAAGCCAAATTCGTGGACCTAAAAAAATGCGTTACAATGCGTTGCGTGTATCACAAAAAGTTTCGAAAGTGGGAACCGGTGGAAGTAATAGAATCAAATACAAAACTTATTACTCGTAACATGGCTATTCAGCGGGAGAAAAAAGTATAGTTATATTATATAAGATATGTCTTCATCTCCAGCCGCATTTCCCGATCCTCAAATTATCATTTCAAAGGCATCCGCTTCCGATTTTTCCCACGCACTCGGTCCGAAACTAGGCGTAGGCAATGAACTTCGTTTAGAGACAAACCCTGCCCCTACGCGTCCGCTCGCGATTGGTGGTGGGCGCAAGTCTCGCAAGCACCGCAAGTCTCGCAAGCCCCGCAAGTCTCGCAAGCACCGCAAGTCTCGCAAGTCTCGCAAGCACCGCAACAAATCCTCGTTGATGAAAAAATATCGTAAACATTGTAAAAAATCGGTTGTTGCTTCTTGCAATCGTCGTTTCAGGAAAAATAACAAGGTATACATGAACGGTGGCAATAATGGCGGTAATATTATTGATTCCGCAGTGTATGGCATTGACCAGAATATAGACACAGTAGCAGGGGCTTTAGCCAACCCAACGCCGGTTTCCCGAATGAATGCGTGTGTGGTCTAACTTGTCTCTAATAGACTATGCTGTGTCTTCATTGAATGTAAAATCTAATTAATTATAATGTAACTATATCATTATCTAAAATATAATGAACGAACATATAATGAACGAACATATAATGAACGAACATATAGAAACACCTAGAGACACTGCGAAAGAAATACCAAGGGCAACCCTTGTAATCCAAACGCAACCGTTTTCGCGTTCTCACATATGTAGACAATGCGATAAATCATTCATTCCAGACAATCACATACAAAAAGGCAGTGCACAATATTATCGTTGCCAAGATTGTCTTTCCTCAAAAACTATTTTGAAAAATGTAGTTTACAGCACTTGTATTATTTCGTGATGTAGTGAATATTAATAATGATTAATATTGATTAATATTGATTAATAATGATTAGTTTTCACTAAATGAATTGTATTTTCGGGTTACAACGTGATCATACACTTACCCTTTGGTATATCAGGCTTTGGTTCGAACGAATCCGTTATCTTGTTTGTCTCATTACACGTTTTGCCGCCTTTTTTCTTTGGTGCCTGCGATGGGTCGTATTCCACTTGCCATTTGCCTTGACCATAAAGCTCACTTGACGTCTTCATAATTTTGTATTTGTTTTGCATGTAAAATTTCTTGCGTTTGAGGTATTGTCGTCGAAACACATCATGTGAATCCACAATGTCAACCACCAGAGGACGTTCGTGCTTGACGCGAAGAATACGCCCGACTGCCTGCGTGACATCAGTTCGAGGAGTCACGAGAAACAGGGTCGTTAGCGTTTTGATGTCAAGCGCCTCTGCGGCCATTGCATACGTCGCAATGATGATCTGCCTGGTTTCGCTTTTCTTAAGATCGTCTTCTTTCATTCCACCCACATAATAGCCAACCGTTCCGATATTTCGGTGTTCAATCGCATCGTGTAGATACACAAGAAGACTCTTGTTTTGCGCCAGAATCATTATTTGTTGTTCGCTCTTCTCCTCTAGCTCTCCCACAATCACCTTCAGAATAAACTCGCTGCGTCGATTATAGTCACATAACTTCGATATCATGGTGCTATAAGCAGGATTTCCCCGATAGTCGTATACGGTCTCATTAAAATCCGCGTCCGAGGTCACATATTGTATCGTCTTCACCAATACATCGTCATCAGCCTCACGCTTTTCTTTGTAGATTATCTCTCCAAGAAACATTTTGAAGACGCGGGTAAGACCATCTTTTCGCTGCATAGTTGCGCTTAGTCCCAACATACAACGGGTTACAATGCGTTGCAACGAACGGCTGAACACTTCAGAGCTAATATGGTGGCATTCGTCCACAATAGTCAGACCGAAACTGGAAAACATATCACTCGGATACTCTTTCATGGAAAGAGACTGTAGCATCCCCACAACGATGTCTTTATTTTCAATGTCAATAACCTGCCCTTGAATTTTTCCAACACGGGCTTTCGGAAGAAACTGCTCGATGCGCTCAACCCACTGGTTCAAGAGAAACCCTTTATGGACGACGACCAAGGTTTTAACTTTCAACTGGCTGATTATATTTAGAGCAATCACTGTTTTTCCACGACCGCAGGGTATTTCCAACAATCCACCGCCACCGTTGACACCAAGAGCATTCTTGTATATTTCGACAATGTTTATCTGGTAGTCTCGAAGGCTTCCGTTGAACACCAAGTCGATAGGGTCTCCCTTTGGTATGCGGACTTCATCTGGTTCGCCATACGCGTTTATTCCAAAGAACCTGGGGATGTAAATTTTCTTGGAAGATTCGCGATAGACGGCAAACCCCTCGGGTTGCACGGGCGCTTTAGGAACATAGGGACTCACAATGAGTTCTTCGCGCAACAAGTGCTGGTCTTTCACACTCATATTTTCCTTGTAAATCGAGTATCCTTTTTGACCCAAATAAGTGGCAACATCGTTTTCCTCGTCCATGTCGGTCATTGTTAAAACCGCTCGATAGATATACATATCAATTTTATCTTTAATAATTATCTATAATTATGATATACATGAATTTTATT